GTTTCAAATACTTCACCGCCAGCAATTTGAAAACCAGTGGTAGCTGAAGCTGTCTGGTCAAAGGCTACATAGACTGCAATAGATGCATGGTCATTCTTTATTCGTAACCCTCGCATAACGGACATTCCTGCTCGACGCTTAGATTCTGAAGCATTAGCAGTTCCAATCCATTCATAGTTTACACCTTGAGCACCATCTACATAAGTAGGGTTGGTGCTATCCCTTCTATTCTCAACATGAATTTTATCAACATACCAATCAATATTATGTTGAGCAGCTGATACTACCGCTACTCTATAAGCTGCGGTACTACGAGTAGGAAGAGAGTGTACTACTTCTAACCTAACAAAACTTGTTGATAAATTATGAGTAGCACTTGTTGCTAATTCAGTTCCAGTACTGTCTTGAATCACCAACCGTACAGACCCACTAGCAGAGGCTCCTCGTACTTCTACGTTAGCTACTAGGTATGCATCTTCAGGATGCGCTGCAATGGTTGGGGTTGTCCAATAAAATCCTTCACCCGCTGCTGCGTTAGTAGGATTTACCAATAGTGAAGCGGTGCCAGATGCTGCTTGAGCAGTACTCCTAGATATAGCAGCTCCACTAGCAGTAAACATAGTAACATCAGCAGCTTCAATCGAAGGATTAGTTACTAGGTTGACAGAAGGAACGCCCCTATCTACCGTGAAGACATCACTTGCTGTAGTAGATAAGGTTGCAGTAATAGGGGCATACTTTGTAAAAGCATGAACGCTTGTACGGGTACTAGGATCTACCTCCCAAGCTGTCCATTCATGTGCTCTATCATTTGCCATATTTATTTATCTCCTGAAAGAAACCATTTAAAGAGTCCTACTAATCCTCCCATGACAGCGATGGTATGTATAAACAATAACCCCACTCCCAGGTAGGCTGATTTCATTCCCGTTAATTTACTTTTCCATTCATATATCTCATCTATGTTAGTGTCTAAACCTTCAAGTTTAGAACACATCTGTTCGTTTAACTTTGTTTGACTTTCTATGTAACTATCGAGCCGTTCCATATATACGGCTAACTTAACATCTAGTTCCGTATCGGTAGCCATTTATACAACACCCTCCATATATACATAAGGAAAGGAGGGGAGTCAAGGCAAACTCCCCTCCTCAGCACAAATTAGGCGTTCAGGTCAGCTATCTTAGCCTGAACCCAGAGGTTCTTGCAACGCATTTCGCCCATCGTATACAACAGGCCACGAACTATCAACTGGTTCGCAGCGAAGTAGTCACGATTCTCAACGTATTGAGTGGGTTGGGCAACTGCCATTTCAAGATAATCGGTATCCAACACATAGATGTTAGTACCAAGAACGGCATCGTTAGTAGCTACGGACTTAGCTACATCGGCATCAGGTAGGATTGGGATACCCATATAGGTAGCCAGAATCAATCCAGTGCGAGTACCAGGGAAGGTACGCTCAGAGCCTACACCAACCTGATATTCTTCCTGGCCCATGTACCGTTGGTTCGTATTCAACAACCGCTCCAACTTGAAGTACTGGTCATGTCCCATGAGGATGAGCTTTGGCTCACCACCATTTTCACGTACCTTCTGGATAGCAGTATCAAGAAGGGTGAGGGACAAGTCACGGCCTGTACCACCGTTATAAGAAACGGAAGCACCAGCATTCCAACCATCTGCTGCACGACCACCGAAGGTAAGGTCGTAAGCTCTTACACCACCATTAGCGGTGAAGTCAGCATGGTCAGCAGCTAGGTTACCAAAGGACATACCATCTTCAGCAACTACATCGTCCAAGCTGGTGATACCAGCACGGGAGTAAATTGCCATGCCATCCCCGTCACCAGGGGCAGCATTGAAGTTAGCACTAACAGTTACCACACCATCAGCAACAGAGGATACTGTACGGACGTTAGCAGCAGAGCTGCCCACATCCCAATCGTCTGCACTAATGTCGTAGTGAACAACTTGGTCACCTATCTTGAAATGTTTTCCGATAGAAGCGGGAACCGTGAAGGTCGCAGCTCCACCAGCGGAAAGAAGGTATGCCGAACCAGCTAGGAGTTCTTCGTTAATCTCCTTAACGTGGTCGAGTTGAGCATGTTCGTTCTCCATTGCGAGAACATCCCCGATACCACCTTCCATCTGCGCCGTGAAGACGGACTTCACGGAAGCACCGAAGGTCGTGGAAACTATACGAGGCAAGCTCGATATAGTCTCAATATTGGAGACATCCACGGTGGGGAGAGAACCTGTCTCAGTAACGGGACGGGAACGAAGGGAACCCCTGTCGCTCCTGACACGCCAACCAGCCGTGTTACCCCAGGTTACTCTGGGGATTGCATTGAAGAACCTAGTTTGGTTGTTCAATGCCTGCCAAACTTTACGACCATAAGTCGTATTGAAAATGCCCGTCGCTGTGTCAACGGTGAATACACCTTTCTGTAAATAGTCAGGCCCGAAGACCGACTGATACATACCACGTTGCGACTGAGCTAGATATTCTGCAAGTGATGGATTAGCCATAATTCAATCTCCTTTATTTTAGCCTAGTAACTCACGGGGAATGCCATCGGTTTCGCCAGCCTGAATACGGGTTTGAATTTCCCGTAGGTCTTTGTAAGACAAGTTAACTAGTTGGTCAAC